CCGGTATTCAGATGCTGCTTGTACGAAGAACTTATGCAGAGGTTACGAAGAATCATCTGAAGCAGCTTAAGACAATGCTTAAGGGCATTGCCAAATACAACAAGACAGAGAAGATATTTTACTTTACGAACGGCAGCACGCTGACGCTGGGCTACTGTGCCAGCGATGATGATGCAGACCAGTATCAGGGCACGGAGTATGATATTGTGGCGATTGACGAGGCAACGCAGATGTCAGAGCTTCAGCTCAAAAAGATTGCTGCCTGCTGCAGAGGTGTAAATGATTTTCCTAAGCATATTTATTACACCTGCAATCCGGGCGGACAAGGACACGCGTATATTAAGCGCTTGTTTATCGACAGAAGATACACCGAGCAGGAGGACGGCGAGCAGTATTCCTTTATATCCGCTAAGGTTACGGATAATATGGCACTGATGAAGTCTGACCCTGAGTATATGAAAACACTGCAGGCATTACCGCCTAAGCTGCGTAAGGCGTGGCTTGACGGTGACTGGGATATCTTTGAGGGACAGTTCTTTGAGGACTTTATTGATAAAGAGGAGCATTATAAAGACAGGCGCTGGACGAATGTCATTGAGCCCTTTGAGATTCCTCAGTCCTGGACAATTTACAGAAGCTATGATCACGGCTATTCAAAACCGTTCAGCTGTGGCTACTGGGCTGTTGATTATGAGGGCAGAGCCTACAGAATACTTGAAATTTACGGATGCACTGAGCAGCCTGACGAGGGCGTAAAGTGGGAGGTTAACAAGATATTCAGTACGATTAAGGAATTTGAAAATGAACACCGCTGGCTTAAGGGTAAAAAGATTATCGGCGTTGCCGATCCTGCTATATGGCAGAAGGACACAGGCGAAAGCATTGCGGATACGGCGGCAAAGCACGGCATTTATTTTCAGAAGGGTGACCACAAGCGAATACCCGGCTGGATGCAGTTTCATTATCGGCTTGCCTTTGATGAAAACGGTGTGCCGATGTGCTACATCTTCAAGACCTGCAAGCATTTCATCAGGACGATTCCGACGCTGCAGTATTCCGAAACCATACCGGAGGACCTTGACACAAAGCAGGAGGACCATATCGCAGACGAGGCAAGGTATTTCTTTATGTGTAATCCCATTAAGCCTAAGGCACCGCGTAAGAAAGAGAATGTTGACGAGTTTGACCCTCTTAATCTTTACCGTGACAGGCATATATATTCACAATACAATCAAATTGCATAGGAGATAAACAGAATGGCAGATATGAAATCAAAGGACAGAAGAAAAGAATTCAGTGACAAGGTGAATGCGCTTCAGGCACAGAAGCAGGAGCTTGAGGCAAAGGGTGAAGAAATCGCTCAGGCAGACAGTGGCGAGGAATCTATGGCACAGGATCACGCTTTGCAGTCGACTGCAGATACGGATACAACAGACCGCAGAGCAGAGTTTGCCGAGAGGACACAGCAGCTATACAGTATGCAGCAGGATTTGCAGAACAAAAGTGATGATATTGCAAGAAAAGGCACATCCGGTGCTGACGGTATGAGCCCTGCTTTGGCATCTCAGCCTGCGTCTGCGGTTGACAGCAATAAGGTCAGGGAGTTCACACAGATACTTGAAAAGTACAAGGAAGGCAAGAAAAACCTTGACGAACGTATCAAAAACAATCAGGAATGGTGGAAGCTGAGGCACTACGGCAATATGTCACCAAAGACAGGTACTGCTGCTGTTAATGATGAATCACAGAAGAATACCGCAAGACCAAAGAGTGTAACTGCCTGGACAGTGAATTCTGTTATCAATAAGCACGCGGATTATATGGATAATTACCCAGAGGCTGCCTGCCTTCCTGTTGAAGCAGCAGACGAGGAATATGCCAATACGCTTTCATCTGTTATTCCTGCTATATATGAGCGCTGTAATTTTGAACAGACCTATTCTGATGAGATGTGGTACAAGCTCATTGCCGGTACAGGTGTGCTCGGTTACTTCTGGGACAAGGATTTGCTGAACGGTCTCGGAGATATTGCAATCCGCAAGTGCGATATTCTGAATCTGTTCTGGGAGCCGGGAATTTCGGATATACAGGAATCGGAATACTTTTTCCATACCCAGCTTATGTCCAATCATAAAATAAGAAATATGTTTCCTGATATTCCTGAGCTGAAAACAAGGCTTTCAAATCCAACAGTCAATGTGACGACATACAATTACGATGATACGGTTGAGACCTCTGAGCATTCTATGATTGTTGATGTATATTATCACAGGGTGAATGCCAGCGGAAATACCGTGCTTCACTACTGCAAATACGTAAATGATATTGTGCTCTTTGCATCGGAAAATATGGAGCAGTATGCCGAGACAGGCTATTACAGGCACGGCAAATATCCCTTTGTGTTTGATACAATGTTTCCTGTTGAGGGCAGTCCCTGCGGCTTCGGATATATTGATATCGTCAAAGAGGTGCAGAAGGATATTGACGAGCTTAACGATGATTTTATGCACAACGCAAAGGAGGCATCACACAGACGCTATATCGTCAATAATGCCAGTAATATCAATGAGGATGAGCTTAAAGATGTTACAAGGGAAATTATTCACGCGGAGGGCAATTCGCTTGACGAAGGCAATTTCAAGGAGCTTGTTACAAATCCGCTGGACGGTATTTATATGGGTCTACTGCAGCAGCGTATTGACGAGATTAAGGAGGTCAGCAATAACCGAGATGTATCAAGCGGCGGTACAACCTCAGGTGCAACGGCTGCATCCGCTATTGCTGCAATGCAGGAGGCAGGCTCAAAAACCTCAAGAGACCAGGAAAGCTCATCCTACAGAAGCTTCAAAGAGGGCTGTTATTTTGTGATAGAGCTTATGGCGGAGAATTATGAGGAAACAAGATATTTCCGCATCATAGGACAGAATGGTGAACAGCAGTTTATAGGCTTCAATAATTCAGGAATAAAGCCGCAGGTTGAAATAGACCCACAGACAGGTATTGAAACCAGCAGAAAGCCGATATTTGATATCAAGGTTAAGCCGCAGAAGCGTTCGCAGTATTCCACAATCTCACAGAATGAGCTGATGAAGGAGCTGTGGGGTGCAGGCGTATTCAATCCACAGAATGCAACGCAGGCGGTTGTGTTAGTCCAGCTTATGGAATTTGAGGGCAGGGAAAAGCTGCTTCAGATTCTGTCACAGAACGGAACAATATATCAGCAGCTTATGCAGTATCAGCAGATTGTTATGGCAATGGCACAGCAGCTTGACGCATTGACAGGCTCCCAGTACACTGCACAGGTGCAAATGGCAGTGCAGGCAGGACAGGTGCCAATGATTTCAGGCTTGGGAGGACAGGGTGGAAAGACATCTGATACAATGTCCTCCGCTACGAACGGCAACAGCATTGTCGATAAGGCGAGAGAGGAATCGAGACAGAGGAGTGAGGTCAGAAGATGACAACCGTGAATATCAATACTGTAAACGGTATAACCGTTGTATCGGTTGCAGGTCACGCTGAATATTCAAAGGACCATAAGGACATTGTGTGTGCTGCAATATCTGCTATCACGCAGAGCTTACTCCAGACGCTTAAGTATTACGAGGAGCAGAAGAAATGCAGGATATTAAGCGAGCAGATAAAGGAGGATATAGGCACGGCATTGTTTTCCTTTTCAAGCAGGGAAAAAGCAGTGACAGATGCCCTTATCAATATGGCGGCAATGGGGTATATGATGCTTGAAAACGCCTATCCGAAAAATATTTCGGTAAATATCGAATAGTGGGGGGGAAATCGTTCCCCCTCTTTTTTTATAATACAGTCAGAGTGATTCTCCGGCACAGTGAAAGGCTGCGAATACAGTAAAGGTGGTAAGACCATGAACAAAATGAATGATTCTGTTAAGCCAATGAACTTACATCTGTTTGACGGTGCAGCCTCAGCAGGTGACGGCGGTGCACAGTCGGCTTCATCGGCAGCAGCAGGAATGAGTGACGCATCGGCAATGAATACCGATAACACTCAGTCAGTAACAGGGCGGGATACGGACAATGGTATCAATTCACAAAAGCAGGACGCCGCTGCTTCTCGTCAGGACACAGCCGTTACACCTTCTGACGATGAAAGAAGAGCACAGTTTAACAACTACATCAAGGGAGAGGGCAAAGCTTATTTCAATGAACGTATGCAGAAAGTTATTGATAAGCGCTTTGCACAGACCAAGACGCTTGAGGATAATGCAAAGAAAATTGAGCCGATGCTCAAGGCACTTGCATCAAATTACGGTGTGGATGCCTCCGACCTTGACGGCTTATCCGATGCAGTTTTAAACGATAACAGGCTTTATGAGGAACGTGCAAGGGAAAACGGAGTATCCGTTGATGTTCAGAAAAAGTGGGATGCAATGCAGCGTGAGACGGAAGAGCTTCGTGCATTGCAGGAACAGCAGGAGCAGAGAGAGCGTTCAGAGAAAATACTGAACAACTGGAAGGCTCAGGCTGAGGAGCTTCGTCAGGAAATCCCTGACTTTGATTTGGACACAGCACTTGAAAATACGGATTTCTTTGATTTGCTTGCACACGGCCATAAGGTTAAAACTGCATACAACGCAGCTTTCCCGGAACAGTTTGAGAGAAGAGTTGCCGCTAAAACAGAAAAGCAGGTAACGGATAATATCCGCTCAAGAGGTATGAGGGTGAGCGAAAACGGTGTATCTTCAAACGCAACGGCAACACAGCGGTTTGACGTTAAAAATCTTACTCCTGCACAGAGAAGAGAGCTTGCCAACCGCGCTATGCGAGGAGAAGAAGTTAAATTTTAATCATAATCTCTCCTCAGAATTTTTATGAAGGAGATTTTAACAATGAACAAAACATTTTCAAAATTTGCACGCAAGTTCAACATCAGACTTTTTGATGCACCGAACTATAACGTACAGACAACTGCATCAGGCGATTTGTCTGATGAAATGAAAACCTATTATTCAGATTATCTGATTGACCTTGTTGAGCCGCACCTTGTGCACGATCAGTTTGCACAGAAGAAGAACATCCCTAAGGGCAGCGGCAAGACAATCGAGTTCAGAAAGTATTCACCGCTTGCAAAGGCGCTTACACCGCTTGTTGAAGGTGTAACTCCTGACGGCAACAAGCTTTCTGTATCTGTTATTACTGCTGAGGTTTATCAGTACGGCGATTACATCACCCTTTCTGATATCCTTACCCTCACAGGTATTGACAACAATATTGTACAGGCTACCAAAATTCTCGGCTCACAGGCAGGCAGAACGCTTGACACGGTTACAAGAGAGGTTATGGCAGGCGGTACAAATGTACTCTATGCGCCTGATATCAAAAGTGCGGATACTGAGGTTATCGGCAGACAGTTCATCACATCAAACAACAAGTTTACTGCTGACTGTGCTTTTCAGGCAAAGGCAATTCTCGGCGGTATGAATGCTGTGCCGATTGATGAATCCTATGTTGCTATTATTCACCCTTACGCTGCGTATGACCTTATGCGTGACCCTGAGTGGATTGATGTAAAGAAGTATGACAGCGATGATTATTACAAGGGTGAAATCGGTAAAATCGGCGGTCTGCGTTTTGTGGAAAGCACAGAGGCAAAGATTTTCTGCGGTGACGACCTTGCTTCTGACAGCCGCAATCTTAAGGTATCATCTGTTGCAGACAAAACTGTAACCTTTACAGGCGGTACAGTTGCAGCCGATTCACTCGTGGGCAGAATGGTTATTATTGAGAGCAATGTTTATGAGGTTGCATCAAACACCGCATCCACAATTGTTCTTACCGAAGCACCTGCATCAGGCACAGTGAAAGCCAATGATATTATTTATCCCGGTGAGGGCGGTGCAGAAGGCTGTGCAGTATTTGCAGTAACCGTTATCGGTGAAAATGCTTATGCAACAACTGCCCTTGAGGGTGCAGGACTTGAGCACATCTTCAAGCCGCTGGGCTCTGCCGGTGCTGCCGACCCTCTGAATCAGCGTGCATCAGCAGGCTGGAAGGCTACAAAGGCTGCCGAAAGACTTGTTGAGGAGTATATGCTCAGAGTTGAGTGCGGTTCCAAGTATTCAACAAAGGCGAAGGCGAACTAATAATTCAGGGGAGTGGGATTGATTTCTCACTCCTGCACGAAAGGAAGTACAAAGAATGGCTACTAAAAAGACAGAAGATACTGTTCAGGACAGCAAAGCACCTGAGCAGCTTTCAAACGAAGATATTATGTCAAAGCTCAATGAGGTTATTGAATCAAACAAGAAGCTTCAGGAGGAAAACAAAAAGCTCAGAAAAGAGCAGAGCAATGTGCATGGTGTGAACGCTGAGCCTGTTGACCCTGAAAAGCAGGCAGCACTTGACCGTATGAATGAAAAGGTGCCTGTCAAGCTCTTCAAGGATAACGGCAAGTACAAGGACGACCTTGTTGTTCAGCTTGCAGGTGTTGCTTATCAGATTAAGAGGGGTATCACTGTAATGGTACCTCGTGCAGTCTACGATATTATAAGACGTTCTGAGCTGCAGGATCAGCATACCGCAAATATGCTTGACGCACTTCAGGAGGAATACGCAAAGAAAAATTCCTGATTCACAATAAAAAACAGGAGGGACGGAACTTAGCTTGAACAAGTCCGTCCCTTTTTTCAGAGGTGATACTTTATGACAGTTAATGAAGCAATTGAAAGAGTAAATATGCTGAAGGACAACGGCTATGACGATTCAGTAATAAAAGGCTTTATAGAGGACTGCGACAAAAGAATTTACAAAGAGGTTATCAATACCCACAAAAACAACGGCAGCATAAAGCCGTATGAGGAACGCTATCCGCTTAGTGGTGAGGATGAGCTGCTTGCGGATGATGCGTACACACAATTTTATATATTCTACGCAATATGCCAGATAGATGTATTTAACGGCGAGTATGACCGTTACACAAATAATATGATTTTATACAACTCACACCTGTCGGATTTCAAGGCCTATTACAACAGGACGCATATGCCGATAGGTGCACAGAGAATGATAACGGAATAAGGGTGGTTACGATGTCTTATTTACCGCATTTGAATACAACAAGCAAAATGCAGTCGGTGCAGGAGGAATTCAGAGGACTGAATCACAATGTTTTCCTCAATGATACCGAGCTTTATGATATGAAAAATATGTCTGTTGACAATTATCCCTTTGCCTCTCCGAGAAAGAGAAGAGGGAAATTCAAAACAGATAATGGTGATATATTCGGCAGCTTTACCTATGAATCAGGTGTAAAGGTGCACTGCAACGGTATAGCCTCCAAGCAGGGCCTTTGCTTTGCAGAAGGCACAGGCTTTTACTACAAAAGCAATATGGATAACACATACAGGTATGTCGGTGAGCTGAGCGACTGTGACAAGCAGTTCGTTTCTCTCGGCTCTTATATACTGATTTTCCCTGACAAAAAATATTTTGACAGCTTTCAGTATATAAACAGGGATAAGCCCAATGAATGGTTTGAGGAAAGAGGACTTGAAAGAAAAGCGTTTTTCGGCAGTCTTGAGGCGGAGTTTAAGAGTGCAGCACCGGTAGCAATGAATATGTGCAATGTATACGGTGAGGACTATGAATTTAAGTTTGTATCCAAAAATGAGCCTGCGGATGACGAGGTTGAAAACGGTGATATGTGGCTTGATGTTTCCACATCACCGGCAAAGATGATGCAGTACAGTCAGACCTACAGCGGATGGCTTGAAATCACGTCAAATTATATCAAGCTCACCTTTACATCTGATATAACAAGGGAATTCAGCGGCTATGACGGTGTGACATTATCAGGCTTTCCAAAAGCCTTAAAGGATTTCAACTCTGCCACAGTTTTATATCAGACAGGGAAAAACGAGGACGGCTCTTCCTATGTGGTTGTTCCGGGAATCATAAGTCCGCAGACGGATATTGACAGCCACATCCTTTTTGATGATACACAGGCGAATACGAATAATTCCATTCAGTATTATCCGACCTTGTATAAGGAAATGATAACGCAGCAAATAGGAACGACCAATGCGAAAATGACAACTATTCATTATTACACGGATGCCGAATATTCCAATATGGTGTACACGCAGGAAAAGAGAGTTGATTTTTCCACGCCAAGCGGAACGGTAAGAGCTGCTGATACGCTTACGGATATCTCGATTGAGAGAAAAACTCCTGATATGGATTTTGTATGCGAGCTGGATAACAGGCTGTGGGGCTGTTCAAGCGAAAATCACGAGATCTATTCCAGCAAGCTGGGAAGTCCTTTTAATTTCAACTGCTTTTTAGGTCTGTCAACGGATTCAGGTGTTATTACGGTTGGCAGTGACGGAGATTTTACAGGCTGTGTGGCACATCTCGGTTATGTACTGTTTTTCAAGGAGGATTGTGTACATAAGATTTACGGCACAAAGCCTACAAATTATCAGGTGACGAATGTAGCTCTCAGGGGCGTACAGAAGGGCAGTGAGCGGTCAATCTGTATCGTTAATGAAACATTATTCTATAAGTCAAAAAGCGGTGCGATGATGCTTCAGGGCGCTCTGCCTGAATGTATAAGTGATGAGCTGGGAACAGAGTATTATTCCGATGCAGTCGCAGGTGCCTGCGGCAATAAATATTACATCTCGATGAAGGACAGTGAAAACAAGTGGCAGCTTTTTGCCTATGATACCACAACAGGCTTATGGCATAAGGAGGATAACACGCACTTTAAGTTTACACTTACTGCTTCATCAGATTTGTATTACATCGACGGTGATGATTTATCGCTGAATACCGTACTCGGCACAGGCGATGCCTTTTCAGTAGAAAGATTATTTGACAGTACACTGACAGACAATGCGCAGTATGTTACCGATATGTACCATATTGAAAGGGAGGAAGCCGTTGAATGGAGCCTTGAAAGCGGTGATTTGTATTCAAACTCCATTGACAACAAATATATCAGCAGGCTGAGAATTCTCTTTGAGCTGAAAAAGGATACCAAAATAAATGTTTATCTGAAATATGATAACGAGAAAAGCTGGAAATGTGTCTGCACAAAGAGCTTTAAATATGCAGGCAGCACAAGGAATACATACAATATTCCGATTGTTCCGCGCAGGAGCAGAAGAATGAAAATCAGAATTTCAGGCGTCGGTGATTGTCTGATACAGGCGATTGCCAAAAGTATTGAACAGGGGAGTGAATTATAATGGCAGACCTGATTAATTTTTCATTGCCGAATATTGATGAAAATACCGATGAAAAAACAATGAAGCAGATAAAGAATTATTTGTATCAGCTGACTGAACAGATGAAATTTTACCTCAACAACATTGATTCGGATAATTTCACACAGGCATATGCCGAGAAGCTGAACGCAATGGCAAGCTCGGCGACCACAAATACAACGGCTATCAACCTTACAAAGAAGCTGATTGACAAGTACCGTCAGCGTTTTAAGGCAGAGCTGATTGAAAGTGCCAATCTGATTTCAGGCAACAGCGGCGGCTTTATCGTTTTAAGAGATGTCAACGATGACGGCAAGCCGGACGAGCTGCTCATTATGAATGCGGAAAGCCTTGAAAATGCAACAAAATACTGGCAGTGGAATCAGAACGGACTGATGTACGTAGATAAGCTGAACATAGACGATGAGGGTAATCTGATACCGTCGATTGCAATGACAATGGATGGCAAAATCAATGCCAACTGTATTACAACAGGTATTCTGCAGGGTATAGAAATCCGTGCGGCAGAGGGTACAATCGGCGGTTGGAAAATTGACGGCACGAAGTTATATACGAGCTGGAAAGTCAAGACGAAAAACGGTCAGACCGTTGATTACAAATTAACGCTGAATGCGGCAGGTGCTGAGGGTGAAAATGAGGACTATGTAATTCAGCTTGAAGAATCTGATGCTATGGAATACCCATTCAGGATATTGAAAAACGGAACAGTAGACTGCGGAGATTTAGGTGCGAATAACTTAACTGTAGCAGGTGACTTAACAGTTCTTGGAAGATTAGAACTTGACCCTACTATGCAAAGGCTGTTATGGTCAGGTGCCTACAATATGAGGGACGGACAAAGCGTTACGCTGAGCGAGAGTATTTTAAATCAGCCTAACGGAATTGTATTGGTTTTTTCTGCTTTTTCGGATGGTGCCGCACAGGACCATAGCTGGCAGCATTTCTTTATTCCGAAATGGTATGTGCTGAATCATTCCGGAGAGGGAATCAGCATTCCTCTTGCAGGCAGCAATTTTTCACGCGTAGGAACGAAATATTTATATATCGGTGAAAGCAGGATATCAGGCCACGCCAATAACGATGATAAAGGCACGGCAAACGGCATTACATACAACAATGCAGAATTTGTATTAAGAGAAGTTTTAGGAGTTTAAGGGGGATATATCAATGGCAACAAAGGCACAGCAGGCAGCACTGACTGCATCTAAATACGAATACAACACAGCGAAAAAGAATACGAACTATTCCAAAAAGGTCTACGGCACATCCTTTAAAAATTACCGTGACGCGGTAAACAAGGGCTACAAGCCCAGTGCTAAGGTAACATCTTATCAGAATGCGTCTGATAAAGCACTTGCAGCAGCAAAGGCTATGGGTGACTTTAAGTACAACAGCAACTACAGCGATAAGATTACAGGCTTGCTTGATAAGGCTGAAAATATGAATTTTGATTTCAATTACAGTCTTACCGATGACCCGGCTTATACAAGCTATCGTGACCAGTATGTGCATAACGGTCAGCTTGCTGCACAGGAGGCGGCAGGCAATGCAGCGGCACAGACAGGGGGCTACGGCTCAACGGCATCAGTGGCAGCCTCTCAGCAGGCTTATAACGAATCACTGACACAGCTGAATAACATTGTTCCTGATTTGTACGATAAGGCTTATAACAGGCAGTGGAACGAGTTTACGGATGAAAGAGATACCTTGCAGCAGCTTGCATCTGCCTATCAGTCCCTTGACCAACAGGAGTATGATCAGGCACTTTCAACCTGGACAAACAATTTCAATCAGTACATCACTATGGCGAATGAATATCAGTCCAAGTATGAATATCTGGACGGCGCTGAAAGAAGTGCTTATGAGAATAAGCTTGATAATCTTTACAATATGCTCACCACTGCACAGAAGCAGTATAACACCAATCAGAGCCTGCAGCTTGACGCCCTCAACGCATACGGCGGTATGGCAAATGATATGGCAAATTATGATTTGCAGGCGGCTGCCAATGCTGAAAATGCAAGACATAACCGAGCTACAGAAGCAGCGGCTGCGGCGGCAGCACGTTCAAGCAGTGGTGGAAGCAGTGGAGGTAGTGGTAATGGCAATACCGGTAAAAAATCTACATTTAAAGGCAGCGCATTGACAGAAGGTTGGATATGGAATGTTCCTTCAAATTATATAGGTCGTAGCAAGAGTAATTATGAAAACTTGACAAAGAGCTATCAAAAAGGCGGAATGACAGAACAGGAATATGCTTATCTGTTACAGTACTATGGTTTTGCATAAGGAGAATTCAAAATGAAATACACACCTGAACAAATTAAAGAAAAAATCAGAGAGGGAAAATACAACTTTGATTTTGAGGGAACTAAGAGAGGAAATGAAACACGGCGACCTGCTGAAGAAATTCAGAATGAGATAAGGAATAAAACTTATCAGGGAATAGACTATGACCATATTGCTGAAATTAAAAGACAGGTAGCTGAAAGAAATTCCTTTATTTCCAATAAAAGTACATCCCATTCTAATCTTCAGCGTGCTGCTGAACAGAGAATAAAAAATGAAGCTGCCCAAAAGAACAGCCTCAGCAATGATATGTCTTATGAGGAACAAAAGAATTTTGTTAAAGAAAACAGAGATGTCCTCAAAAGCAATTACAGGGCTGCGAGAAATGATTATGCAGGTAAAGCAATTAAAGGTGCATTAACCTTTTGGGATTCAAGTGATGATATTACTGATGAGGAAAAGGAAAAATTTAAAGCTGTTAAATCGCAATATAAGAGCGATAAAAAGGCTTATAATCAGACATTGGATGACATTAAATTTGCAGAAAAAAACGAACGTGAGGCAATGGCATACAATGCTATGAAGGATAGTGACACAGTTAAATTGCTTGCGGATATGGACGCATATTATCAGCAACAGGCAGATGACGCAAAGCAGGCGGCTGAACAGGCAAGACAAATGCTTGAGGCTACTGGCAATAGCAATAATGGCTCTGCGTGGCAGTCATATCAAGGCAGAAGTCACGATATCGCAAAGGGCAATCAGTATACAGGAAATTCCGCTAAATATGATAATGCTGTAAATGCACTTAAGGAGAAAGGGTATTCCGATAAGGATATACAAGATCTTTATGATTACTACAAAAAGGACAAGGATAAGAAGTATACAAAAGAGGTAACTGATATCTTTGATGCCATGCAGGATGAAGGTGGACTTGCAGGCAAAGTAATGGCTAATGTTGCATCAGTAAGCAGCAAATTATCAAGTGATAATAAAGTTGCAGTGGCTGAAGATATTTTATATGGTCTTGATGCACGCGTTAATGACAGATATATTGATGCAAATACAAATTCACAATATCATTTAGGGCAAAATGTCAGTGATGAAATTAGGATAAAGACATCTGAAGATATCCAAAGAAATTCAGATAACTCTTGGATTGCAAATTTTATTTATCAAACAGGAATGTCAATGGCTGATTTTGGTGCAACTTTACCTGCCGCATCAATGATAGGACAAGCAGGTGCAAACAAGGTTATGCAGGAAGCAGCTTCACTTGGCGTTTTGTCAACCTCAGCTGCTGTAAGCAAAACCAAAGAGGCGACTGATAATGGCTTGAACGCGGATCAAGCTGCAAGTCTTGGTATAATTGCAGGTGCAGCTGAAATAATCACAGAGCATGCAAGTATTGATGCACTTTTTAATTCATCCTCAACAGGAATTAAATATATATTGCAAAATGCTTTGACAGAGGGTAGTGAAGAAGTAGGCTCTGACATTATAAATGAGATTGCAGACCTTATTATATCTGGCGATAAGTCTGATATAAAAGCGCAATATCAGAATTATTTAAATGAGGGGTATTCAGATAAGGATGCTTTTATCAACGTGCTTGTATCAAAAGCTCAGGAATATGGAACAGACTTTTTAGGTGGGGCTTTATCTGGTGGAATTATGTCAGGTGGTGCTACTGCAATAAATAAAGTTACGCAAAACAATCAGTACCGCTCTGTTGGTTATGAGCTGAAGAAAAGCGGCAATGCACAGGCGGAGATTAATGCAGGACTTGCACAGGATAATACAAGCAAGGCTTACCAGGCTGCGCAGGTATTGCAAAATAGCCTTGAGAAAAACGCCTATAATAACAATACTGAGGAATTCGATTATTCACAGCTTAACAGCAGAAAGCTCGGCAGACTTGCAGAGTATAACGCACAGGAGGATGCAAGGCAGCTAAAGAAAAGTGCTGAGGTGTTTGAGGGTGACACAGCAAAAAGCTATGTATATGCCTATGGTGACAATGGCTACAACGGCAATGTGTATGACTACAACAAAGGCTTTAATGCTGTGTATATGGCTCAGCAGCAGGGTAAAAGCATTAACGAGGCATACGATATAGCTCTTGACGAAGGAAGCCATATAACCAAGCTTCAGGCTGAGATAGCATATGAAGCTGCGAAGAACGATATGGACAATAGTGTCAAATATAGTCTTAACCCTGATTTTGTTAAACAGTATGACAG